AGAACACACAGTTAACCAGTGTATTCAAGGGTAGTGTTGAAGTTAACGAAGACGTAACAATAACTAAAGGTTTAGAAGCTGCCGATGTTACAATCAAAGGAGAAGCAGCAAACAACCAAGCAACTAAAAAATTTGATGTAGTAACCACAACACCTAGCACTAATGCTGCTGCGAACGCAGGAGATATCTCATTAAGAGGAAGTTTCAGTAATGGAAATTATCTTGGATGGTATTGGACAGGTGCTGCATGGGCAAAGTTTGGACTAACTGACACTGGTAACTTATCAATTACAGGTGGTAGTGCATCTGGTTCTACATGGAATGATGGTGCAGGAGACTTGCAACTTAAGAATGGATTAGGTATTGATATACAGTCAACTGGTACATTAAGAGTTACAGGATCAGGTGCTACTGAACTTGGTAATACAACCATAGGTGGTAACTTGACTGTCAATACTGGAACTACTGAATTTAATGGCACAGTTGATGTTGATGCAAACTTCGCAGTCAGAGATGGAACAACAGATAAGTTTACAGTCGCATCTGCTACAGGTAATACTGTAATATCAGGAAACTTAACTATCAATGGACAATTATCTGCAGGAAACTTAACAGGTAATGCTGATACAGCAACTGATATTAATATTGATGAGACCATGAATAACCAGAACTATCAGGTTACGTTCTCACAAGCAGGAGGAGTCACTAGTCAAAGTAACAATTACTATAGACAGTTGATTGATAATGATAATGCTCATTTCTTATACAATCCTAGCACATATACATTATCTGGATTGAACGCTGTAACTGCAAACACATTTAATGGTGCATTAAATGGTAACGCAGGATCTGCAACACAATTGCAGACTGCTAGAAATATTGGTGGTGTATCGTTCAACGGAACTGCTGATATCAACTTACCTGGCGTCAATACATCTGGTAACCAAGATACATCTGGAACTGCAACACAGGCAGACAATATCAATATAGATGAAAAGAATGATAATACCAATTATCAGGTAACATTCTCATCAGAAAATGCTGCGGGATATCAAAGACAATATATTGATAGTGATAACTCTCATTTAAGATGGAATCCTAGCACTGCTTTATTATCTGGATTAAATATAAGTGCTAGTCAAATAGATGGAACATTTGGTAACTCAGGACAAAACGCATATGGTGCAAGGACTGTAGGCACAGGTAATCCTACTGGTGGAAACAATGGAGATATCCATTATAAAATCTAATTTTTAATTATGTCAATACCTTATAGTAATGCAATTGCAGAAGTTCTCGACAAACACCTTCGTATTAAGGATGGTGGTAGTTGGAAATATGTTGAAGATGTAAGAATAAAGCATAGTGGCACATGGGAGGATGTTAAAGAAGTATACATTCGTCATAATGGTTCATGGCATCTAGTTCATGAGGGTGAACACTTCTTGTTTAACCATACATTAACTAGTAATGCACAAAATGAATTTAGTTTAGCAAGTTGGATATCTAGTCAAGGTTACAGTGGTAACAAGATAAAAGGTGCATTGACAGTCAATAACCTTCAACAAAGAGTTAACTTAGGTAACTTCTCATCCGATTCAAGAGTATACCTTAGAATTAATAGTAATAAAAGAATATCTGGTAAAGGTGGTAATGGTGGTCAACGTGGTCAGAACTCAGCATCTAATGGTCAGAACGGACAACGTGCACTATATACTAGAACATCATTCATCATAAACAATGGTGGCATCATCGCAGGAGGCGGTGGTGGTGGAGCTGGAGGTCGTAATGGCACGATCACTCAAACTGTACAGGAAACAAATAACTGTATGAAAGGCAACCAGTGTACCAATCAATATGACGTCACTAACAACACCACTGGTGGTGGAGGTGGCGGTGGAGCTGGTTATCCTGGCGGTAGTAATGGTGGTAACGGTTCACAAAATGGTCAAGCAAATGGCGGTGGACAAGGTGGTAACAATGGTGGTGGATCTGCCAGATCTGGTGGTAATGGTGGAGGTCTTGGTCAAAATGGTTTTAATCCACAAAACAACCAAGGTGGCACACGAGGAACCGCAGGAAACGCCATTGATGGATGGAGTTATAAATTATCAGCAGATGGTTCTGGTAATGGAGACCGCAGAGGTAACTCAGTAAACTAACTTAGGAGAATTATTATGTCACTAGAAGACATAGACCCACAATTTAGATTAGATGCAGAGGTAGCACCAAGTTTTGTCGTAAAAAATTACGACATTGATACTGGTGAATTTCAAGTATTCTATAATGATGGTACACTTAATAATGATGACTGGTACGGTCCTCTATTCATGGATTTAGATTCTATGAGACCAGACCATGAGGAACCTATAAGATTTCAAATTGCACAATACGTATACAACGCTGTTGAAAGTTCAAGATTAGCAGAGTGTAACATGGACGCCAGTAAGCAAGTGTTAGCAGCAATGATGGGTGTAGAACAAAAGGTAGATATGATAGAGTTGATGAAGCATCAACAGAATCAAGCAATAAAAGAGGAGACTCATGTGGATCCTACATTATCAGCAGCACAGATTGTCAATATATTCAGTGAAGATGATTTTGACGAGCAGTTTGAAGCACTTAGTGCTGAACTAGCAGAGGACTAATATGCAAGAACTTGCTACTACACAAGACGCGAGAATATCTCAATATTCATTTGGACAAAGTATATCACAGTTCGGTGTAACAGTATACTCATGCAAATTTGCAAAACAAGGTAAAAAAATATTTGGTAATGATCCTGATCCTACAAAAGAAATCATACTAGATTCTACTGATGATATTGTAACAGAGCATATAAAGAACAACCCTAACGGGAAAGTGGCAGGATATGAGGATATTATACGGGAGTGTGGACAGACATATCAAGTTCACTATAGAACAGTATCATTCGGTAGCACATGGAAGAGTTGTTCACTGAAACCCGCAAAATATTCTATAGTATATCATAATGGTGCACATACAAACTTTAGATTTCCTGGCTTAAATAGATTAACATCCATGGAGGGAGGAGGAGTTGTAGCATGCTCTGGATTTGATAGTAAAATCTCTACAGGTAGGAAGATACATTTCATAAAAGAAAATGATAGCTTTACACCGCAGGGTATTGGCAGTATACTGGTACCAATGCATGAATGTTGGTATCATAAAACTTTATTGAGACAACATTATCCATTTCCAATATCAGACC